TCAGCGCGTCCAGCGGCTCCGGAAGATGTATCACTGGGCGTGGTACGAAGAATATTACATCTACCCGCGTGAAGTCGCGGTACTGGAAGGACTGGAAGATGTCGAGTAGCACGGAATTTAGTACTGAATTTGCGAATGTCCGTCTGGAGGTCAGTGCTCCGGGTACGGTCTTTAAGCTGCTGCTTGTGACTTCGACCGAAAGTGATCTGCATAAGGGTCCGATGGTCGGAAACTGGAGAGGCCGTGGAGGTGGCCCTAAGATGACGAAGTCCCTCCGCGACCGGCTGGTTCAGGAGCTGGAGTCTCTGGAGGTTATTGATGATGAATGAGCCTTACACTCGCGAGGAATTCGAGAAGTTCGCTCGCATTTCCAAGGGCGGTTCTGGGTACGTCGAGAAGAAGATGATTGCGACTGTTCGGATGCTGAATGCTCGGATTGACGCGGTTGCGGACGATCTCCGTGGCCTCGGGACCGAGGGTGTCCTCCAGGAGCACGATCTCGACAACTTGCTGGAGATGCTGTACGGAGACGAAGATGTGTGAAGGTTACGGAGACTGCGAGGCCGAATGGGAAGACGACGACCCTGAGCCTCCGGCAGTCCTTGAGTACTTCCATCCTACGTGCGACCAGTGGGAAGTTCCGATCAGTACTTATGTGAACTCCGAAATCGCTGCCGGTGTTCTGACGTTTGTGTATTCCGCGTTGCTCCCCTGCGGTGTAATCATCAATACCCGGAACGTCTGTATCAATCCGGACCCTGATGTCAACTTTTCAGCCACGAACCACGAGTATTTCCCGTCTCGGGAGGTCTCCGATGAGTGACCTGTCTCTGGAGACGAAACTCCGACAAGCGGTAGATACCAGCTACCCGATGGGCTGCTGTGATTGCGATACCTGCGTCGATGATCTTGTTCAGGCTATTCTGGCCGTCGTCAAGAGCGATTCGCCAGGTTCCCCCCATAGTGAGGACACCTAATGCATTCCGGGTATCACTACTTGCCCGTAAAAGGGCTCCCAAACCCTATTGTCCGAGGTCACGACCTCGAAAGAGCCACCCGCATTGAACAGGTCGGCTCGACTGCCTCCTGGCGATTTAAGGAAACTGTCCCAAAGGATGGGACGATGGACGCTCGCCTCTGGTTTTCTGCTGAAGATTTCGCGCATCTTATGATAGCGTCTGAAGATGACGTCCGTGCAATGGCTCGTGAAGAACGATGGCGAAGTCGTCAGCATAATACCTCTAAGCTGCGTCAATACTACCTCTACGACGTCCTGGCGACGGTCTGGCGGTACATGTGCAGCTGGGAAGGTAACAAGATCGATCTGGCTTTGCTTGAGGAGGCGATTAACCGTGTTGAATAATCGAGTCTACTGCGAAGAATGCAACGCCATTCGAGCATGGGAACGTACGTTCACCTCGAAAGACACCCCAGCAACCGCTGAAATGTCCTGCGGGCACGTTAAGAGTCTTACGGAGATCTTCGATGCGATGCTACCCTATCGTCGGACTTATCCCAACGATATGGAGTACCGATGACTACTGAACTTCCTGTTCTGACTGACCTTAATGCCCAGCAGGCATTTGCTCAGGCCGCCGACACCCTGACCAAGCTGGTCCGCGAAGGCTTTACGGCGAATTCCGCTAAGAAGTTTGTCGAGACCGGGAACATCTCGGTTCTTCGGCACACGGGTAAGGTTTCGGTCCAGCTGTTCGACCCGAAGGCTTAAAAGCACCAGTGAACACTGGCTAGCAGGGACCTACGTAATGGACCGGTCCTCCTGCGCTACCTCGGGAGTGCGCGCGGGTCCCTGCTTTATTCTTCATAAGGGGTTATGAATGACGTCGGTCGCAGTGGCTTACCTTCACCCGAACAAAGTGTCCCACTCGTTCATGGATTCGTTTCTTCGAGTCCTGTCTCATGATCAAGCGACGAACAAGTACCTCAAGCATCGCATTCCGGCTTACGCTGGTCCTGATGCTATGGATTCGACTCGGAATTTCGTAGTCCAGCGGTTCCTGGATGCATCTGACTGCGAGTGGCTGTGGTTCGTGGATACAGACATGGGATTTCCGGGAGATGCACTTGACAGGCTTATCTCCTCTGCGCATCCTACGGATCGTCGAATTGTCGGCGGGATGTATTTCACTCCTGCCGAGGCAGAAGATGATGGTCTCGGCGGTATCGCGTACAAAACTGAACCCGTTGTGTTCGGGTGGGGTCCTACTCCAGACGGTGAAGGTCTGAGGGTGCTCGATTCTTGGCCTGAGAACTCCGTGTTCCAGGTTTCGGCCATCGGCACAGGATTCATGCTGATTCACCGAAGCCTGTTGGAAGAGATTCGGGAAACTGAAGGCGATACGTGGTTTAGCCACATGAGATACGCGAATGGTACGAGGCTGAGCGAGGATCTTTCGTTCTGCCTTCGTTCGCACAAGTACGGCTCATCTCCGTACGTAGACACCGGAATTCCGTTGTCGCACCACAAGGAAGTCTGGCTAACTGCCAGCAGCCATTCCGAAGGAGCAACATTTTGACGTTCTACCCAAGTTCGGTTAACTACAACGTGAACCCGACTTCAGGCACGACTCCTGCTATCGCGCAGTGGCCTGTTATGTCGTACCATCTCGAACTTAATGGCGCTGACCTCGATGCTGCTATCGCGGCTATGGATGCAGGTTTTGCCGCAATGGCCGCCGCATTTGAAGTGGAGTTCCCGGGAACTACCTGGGAGGCTACCCGAGTACTTAACGGGAGCGAAGGCTCTACGGTAATTTACTAATTCTTCCGGTCGCTCGGCCGGATCGACTCGGGAGACCGGGGTCGTTAAACTTCTGGTCACAACGTGGCGTAGCTCAGCGGTAGAGCAGGGGACTCATGATCCTCTTGTCCTTGGTTCGAATCCAAGCGTCCACGACTAGCAGTGATTAGCTCAGATGGATGTTGTTCGGTAGCCGTGAACAAGCTACTGCCACGAACACTAGAAAGAGCAACGCTACAAAACGCGTAGGTCGCGGTACCTTCCAGACCGCATCGCTGCTTTAACTTACTATAGGCGTATCGATGCGATATGCTTACCTTCCGACTAGGAGGTCGATATGTCCCAGGTCCAAAAGAACACCTCGAAGCAAGATGAAACCGAAGAGGTCGAGGTTGTCGAGCACGATGTTTCCGAGATTACGGACGCTGCTGACGACCTGCTGGACGAGATTGACGGGGTCCTTGAGGAGAATTCTCAGGATTTCGTGTCTGCATTCGTGCAGGCTGGGGGAGAATAGGCATTCCGCTATGAAACAGACATTTTTCCGTCCTCGCAAGGGAGTTGACGGAGAGCGCGACGGTAAGTACTTCTATAAAATGACTGATGTCAAGCACAAGAAGCCTTACGTCCGTAAATGGTGTCTGGTATGCGGTAAGTCCAAGATGATGCAGACAAGAGCAACAGCTCAGTTCTGCTCTAAAGCTTGTTCAAAACAAGGTGAACTGAACCCTAACTGGAATCCCGATAGCGACTACAAGAAGTACACTCGCACGGAAATGACCAAGTTCCACCAGGCAGTCGAAAAAGTCCGAGGTAGCGCCAAAGACCACGGATGCGAACACTGCGGGAAGACGGAAACCCGGTACTACCACTGGGCTAACGTCTCCGGGAATTATACCGACGTATACGACTACATCTCACTCTGCGTTCCCTGTCATTACAAGTACGACGCACCGAAACGCGCAGCCGCTAGGGCTGCCGACGAAAGTCAGGACTGATCGATGGCACTTGCCGTTTGTAAACACCCCCGACGAAAAGTTACTGCGTACGGGTTGTGCGTGGATTGCTTCCGTACCTGGGTTGCAAAGCGGCGGCCTTCTGAGCTTCACGGATTGACCATTGATCAAGCCGTAGAGATGATGGAGCGCCAGGATAACTCGTGCTATCTTTGTAGCTACGAGTTCTTGCTGAAAATGCCGGTCCTGGAACACGATCACTTTACGAAGCGTGCCCGGGGATGGGCTCATGAAACTTGTAACAGGAACATCGCAGCGGCGAACGGGTCTCCCGTGCTTCTTCGTCGCATGGCGGATAATCTTGAAAACCCGCCGGGAGACCACTTTTTCCAGGAGGACTAATTGGGTGCTTCCGAACTAGACCACAGATACCAGAAACTCCGTAAATGGGCCCGGGATAACCTGGACCCTGTTTGCTGCTTTTGCGGAGAGTATATTGATCGAGAGCTAAAGTGGCCTCACGCAAGAAGCTGGGTATGTAATCATATTATACCTATCGCAAAAGGTGGGGACCCTTACTCCCGTGATAATGTGGCTCCGGCCCACAACTTTCTGTAATAGCTCTGCACAAGATGGCGAATTCAAGAAGAAGTTCAAGAAGATCGATTGGTAGGTGACCATGGGATTTGAACCCGGCTCTGCCGCCGAAAAGCGTATGCAGAATGTCGTCCAATCAGGCGACCGTCTACAGATCCTTGAAACTATGCTCGAAATGCTCGCTGAGCGATTCGATAAGGCCGCGCCCCGGGATAGCTCGGCTTTGTCTCGCCAGATGCAGCTCGTAATGGAAGAAATCCAGAAGATTCGTGACGACGATGGAGAAGTCGTCGATGAACTCGATATGCTGGACCAACAGTACGGCTGATCCCTTCTAAGGAGGTCCGCGTGCTAGTCAATCTTCAAGAAACTCCGTACGGTAAGTATACGCATGACGGTCTCTTCGGTCATCAGACCCCTCGGATCAACATCGTATCCCCGTACTCCACGAATAACGACTACATCAAGGCTAAGAACTTCCTTGACTTGGTCGGCATTAAGCTTGATCCGTGGCAGCTGTACATTCTTGAGTGCTCCCTGGGACGTCGAGACAACGGTCTGTGGGCCGCTCGTACGCTGGGTCTTGTTATTGCGCGTCAGAACGGTAAATCCGAGTTCGCCGCCGCCCGAATTCTCATTGGTCTCTTCGTTCTCAAAGAGAAGAAGATCATCTACTCCGCGCACCGTAATGACACGGCACACGAAATTTTCGAGCGCGTCGAGGAGATGATTCTGGCTTCTCCGCTTCTGAAGAAGCGTACGAAGCATATCTCCCACACCAACGGTAAGGAAGGCATCCGCACTAATGATGGATGCCAGGTAGTCTTCAAGACCCGTAAGAAGAACTCCGGCCGTGGTTTCTCCTGTGACTGCCTTATTGTCGACGAGGCTATGGATGCTGACCGCCAGTTCGTCAAGGACGTTGAGCCGGTCGTGTCCGCTCGTATGAATCCCCAGATGATCTACATGGGGTCAGCGGGTACTCAGGATTCTCTGGCGTTCGGTGACAAGCGCCGACGTGCTCTCAGTAACTCCCCTGGTCTTATGACGTGGCTGGAGTGGTCTGCGGAGCTTCACAACGATGACTGCGACCTTGACTGCTCTCAGCATCTCCGAATCTGCGATGAGGACTGTGAAGCTCAGGGCATCGACCCTTATACCTGCGAGGAGCATTTCGCGGACAACCTCGAAGCTTACCGACAGACGAATCCCGCTTACGGTATGCGCGTCGACCACGAAGCTATCGTGGAAGAGTGGAAGTCGATGATCGCGGACCTCTCAGGTTTTCACATCGAACGTCTTTCCATCGGTGATTGGCCTGTCGATCTCGTCGAGTTCGGTGTCATCTCCCGTGAAAACTGGGAGAAGGCTCTTCTGGAGGTCAACCCGGTTGGTCAGATCATTTTCGCCGTATCGATGAAGCCTGATCTTACTGGAACTGTCATCACGACAGTCGGATTTACCGATGAGTCTCAGACTGACATAATCGTTCACGCCGAGGAGTACGCCCAGAGTGGTAAAGCCTGGCTGAAGGCTCGGCTAAAGGAACTGAACCTCAAATGGAAACCATACGGGTTTGCCATCGATAGTCGCGGTCAAGCTTCAACCATCATCGAAGACCTAACAGATGATGGTATCACGGTTTACTCGCCATCGTCGCTGGAATACGCACAAGCCTGCGCGCAGTTTGCCATCGGCGTTAGCGGAACCAAGAAGGAACGCGGATACATTCACCACGTCAATGACCCGTGCCTTACGGCTGCCGTCGCTGGTGCCGGGACGCGGAAGCTCTCAGGTCTGGATACAGCCTGGGCCCGCGCACACGACCTAGCGAACATCGTAGCCCTCGAAGCTGCAACCCTCGGAGTCTGGGGCCTCAAACGGGCTGTCAAGGATTCCGCATCCAACCAAATCTTCTTTAAGCGAGCAGGGAGGCGCTAGTGTTCAAACGCGCTTTTAACGCGCTGTTCCCCAAGCTGGAGCGTAGTGCGACTTTCCCACTTTCCCAGTGGATTCAGTACGTCCATAAATACGGGCTGAAGCGACAGTACCCGGTCACAGGTCAGACCCCGAACTCCGAAGGTCCGGCAAATGACTACGTCTACTGGGCTACGCTGTTCTACAAGACCAATCCTATCGTCCAGGCAGTCGCCAACAATCGTCGCCGGGTGTTCTCCCAGGTTACGTTCAAATGGCGTCCGAAGGACTGGGAGGGTACCGAGCATTCCCTCGACGACACTCCCGAGCTTGACGTGCTGGATAACCCCGGCGTGGGCATGACCAAGACCCACATGATGGGTAAGATGATCCAAGACGTCGATATCTGCGGAAACTCCTTCTGGACCAAGGAATATGACCCGTTCCGAGGTGGCTTCCGTATGCGCCGCCTCCGTCCTGACTGGGTTGACATCGTTCTGTCCGCTCCTCCGGAAGAAGCCGTCCAGTCTGATGTTGTCGGGTACATCTACTACCCGGGCGGCCCTGGTAACTCTACGGCTGTCCGCGCATACCTTCCCGAGGAAATCGCTCACTGGGCTCCCGACCCGGACCCCGAGGCGCAGTACCGTGGTATGGCCCCGATGACCTCGCTGATCCGTGATCTTCAGATCGGTGAGGCGGCTACCGAGCACCAGCTGTCATTCTTCCGTCGTGGCGCTAAGCCGTCGTTCGCCGTGATCCTCAAGGAGAAGCTGAACGAAGAGCAGTTCGATGAAGTCATGGAACACTTCGAGCAGTCCCAGATGGGAGCCGAGAACCACTACGGTCCTCTGTTCGTGTCGACTGGTGCGGATATCGTTCCGATCGAAACTGACATGGCTGCTCTGGACATGCAGAACGTCTCCGGTCGTATGGAGACCCACGTTGCGAACGTCTTCGGCGTGCCGTCGTCTGTCGTCGGTCTGACCGAAGGCATGAAGGGCTCAAACCTCAACGGTGGTAACTACGAAGTTACCCAGCGAGGCTGGATTAACCAGACGATGCACCCGCTGTGGCAGTCGCTCTGTGAGGCTCTGGAGAACATCGTTCGCCCTCCGCAGTCACGACGTATGGCTGCTAAGAAACTTCGTCTCTGGTACTCATCCCGAGACGTCTCCGCTCTCAATGACGACCGCGAGGAGCGCGCTCGTATTCAGAACATTACTGCTGAGATGATGGACAAACTCGTTCGCGAAGGCTGGGAACCAGAATCCGTGAAGAAGTATGCCCAGACCGGCAATATTAACGACCTCAAGCACACTGGTCTGATTTCTGTCCAGCTTTACGACCCTGCGGCTGTCACTGAAGCTGCTAAGTCCAATCTGGCTCCAGGCGGGAATGCTCCTTCGGAGAAACCCGCACAACCGAACGTCGACCCTAAAGCGGGTCCGACTACCAAACCGAAGGAATAATCTATATGGCTGACCTTGCTACTGTCACGGTCACCAGCTCGGGTGTCACCCTTCAGGACGACGTTGCTGCTGCCGCTGGCGGCGACACGGTCGAGCCTGGCGCGCTTATGCTGGTTACCAATGCCCACGCGACGAACCCTCGTACCGTCACCCTCGTGACGCCTGAAGTCCGCGACGGGGATCTTACCGTCCAGGACCGAGCGGTTGTTGTTGCAGCGCTGACCACGGAAATTATCCGCGTCCCTGCTTCCGCTACTTACAAGAACGTCGATGGTCTCGTTAACGTGACCTACAGCGACTCTGCTGCGGACCTGACGGTTCTTGTCATTAAGTAAGGAGTCCGGTATGAGCGAAATGCAGTACCGCTCCCTTCCAGCTGACAATCTTCGGGCCCAGGATGACTCGGTCACCCTGACTGGTCACTTCAGCGTGTTCAACGAGTTCTACCCAGTCTACGAGCGAGGTAAGTACTTCCTCGAACGTATCGCTCCGGGTGCCTTCGATGAAACGCTTCGGACCAACAAGCCGAAGGTTCTGTTCGAGCACGGTTACGACGCTCAGATTGGCCGTAAGCCGATTGGTACCGCCAAGGTTGTCCATGAGGACTCCCGAGGTGCTTACTACGAAGCTGAGCTGTTCCATGAGTCGTCTTACGTCAAAGATCTCATCCCTGCTATCCGCGCTGGCGAATTTGCCGCGTCGTTCGGGTTCATGGTCGAAGACAACGGCGAGATCTGGGATAACCACCCTGAGCGATCTAGCTACAACCCTGAAGGTCTTCCCGAGCGGACGATCACGAAGGTTCGTGTTAGTGAGTTCTCGGTCGTGCTTGATCCTGCAAACCCGTCTGCTACGGCAGGCATCCGGTCTCTGACCGACAAATACTCTCAGCGGAACGAAGTTCCCGTTGAAGAACCAACTCTCGAAGACGCAGATGACTCTGAGGTCGTCGTTGATGACGCGGACGGTGAGGCTCCTGAAGCCCCGGAAGCTCCCAGCGAGGCAGACCAGGTCGAGGACGCTCCAGAGGGTACTGATGAAACCGAGGAGGCGGACATTCCGTCTGCCCGATCAACTGATTCACTTATCAAAAAGGAGACTCCAAACATGGAGAACCGTATGACCGTCGAGGAGCGCGCCGCGCGAGTCGACGCTATCCAGGAGCGTCTTGAAGAGATCGCTAACGACTACGACGGCGAAGAGCTTCCCTTTGAGCGCCAGGCTGAGTGGGACGAGCTTGTCGAAGAGCGTGACGCTCACGAGCGCGGCATCCGCGAGACCGAGCGTCGTCGGGCGGCCCTTGGCAACGCTGCGGCTGACGGCCGTGCTGTCGAGTCCGGCCGCTCCGCTCCGAACGTTATTGTTCGTCCGGACAACCTGCACGACTACACCGCCCTCCGTTCGATGGACCCCGAGGCGCGTGCCCGCAAGGCGTACGACAACGCTCAGCGAATCATCGACCGCACGAACTTCGCTGCGTCGACCCGTTCCAAGGAAGACAACCAGGAGCACGTTACCAAGCTCCTCAACGGTGCGTACGTTGACAAGGGTGCTCTGTCTGAGCAGCTTATGCGTACCTCCCACCCGAAGTACAAGGAAGCCTTTGCTCGTTGGATGGCTTCGGGTGGTACTGAAACCCGAGACATGAACATTGCTACCCCGGCTGATGGTGGCTACGGTGTTCCGTTCGATCTGGACCCGACCTGGATTCTGACGACTGACGGTGCGGTCAATCCGCTTCGCCAGATCGCCCGTGTCGAGAAGGTCTCCGGTACCCACATCCGTCTGATCACGACCGCTGGTGTCACGGTTAACCGTGACGGTGAAGCTGTGGCGGTCGACGGTACGCCTTCTCCGCAGCTCGCGAACCCTGAGTTCAACGCTGGCCGCGTGTCCGGCTACGTTCCGTTCTCGATTGAGCTGGGCGATGCCTATGCCGGTCTTGAGGGCCAGCTGACGCGCGCGCTCGCTGAAGCCAAGGCTGAGGAAGAGGCCGCGACCTTCGTTACTGGTTCCGGTAACGGTCTGACGGGTGTCCAGGGCCTCAACCAGCTGTTCGTTGAGAACGCGGGCTCTGAGGTTGAGACGGGTGCTGCTGGCGTCTTCGACTCCGGCGACATCTACGCCCTTGACGACGCTCTCGCTCCTCGTCACCGCGCTAACGCGTCGTTCCTCGCGTCGAAGCCTATCTACAACGCTGTGCGCCAGCTGGGCTCCGACACCGATGGTGGCGACCTCTGGGTGCGTCTGGCTGCGGGCCTGCCTCCGGAGCTGATCGGCTACTCCGCTCGCGAGATGTCGGAGATGCAGACCGTTACGACCAGCACCACCCTTCCGTTCCTGATCCTCGGTGACTTCCAGAAGTACCTGATCGTGGACCGCATCGGTATGCGCGTCGTCATGGACGACCTCGTTAAGGACCCGACCACGAACACCCCGACCGGTCAGCGCGCTCTCGTCGCGTTCTGGTGGAACGGTGGCGGCTTCATTGACGGCAACGCGTTCCGCGGCCTGTCGAACAACGACGGTGCCTAATTAGTCTGGTGAGTGGGCTCTTGTCTGGGCCCACTCACCGTCCCCTTTCCTTACTGAGGAGAATACATGGCTAAGCAGGCCAAGAAAAGCTTTACCATTACTGCTGGTGGCCGTACTTACGCCATCGGTACTGAGAAGATCTACGCGGACACGAACCCCGTGGTTCTTGCTAACGCTGACATGTTCGCTACGGTGACTGAGCGAGCTGGCGCGACGCTGGCTACCCCCGTTCCTGTCGCGGGCACGCCTACTGCCACAACTTGTGCTGTTACCTGGGCGAATGTCGCTAACGCTGACTTCTATACGGTCACCACTTCCCCCGCAACCGTTACTCGCGTCGTGACTACAGAGGCCGTTTCTCTGACCGGTCTTACGACTGCAACTGAGTATGACGTCATCGTTGTTGCCGGTGCCCACAACCCCGAGCTTGCCGACTCCGCTGCTGGCGAAGACACGTTCACGACCGCTTAGGAGCTAGCATGTGGTATGAAGTTACCTCTGGTCCCCTCGCGGGACGACGCGTCAATCTCTCGCTAGTCGGAGCGCTGCTCGTTGTGGAAGCATCAGAAGGTGACTTCTACGTCCACGCATCTGTCAACGCGACGGCTACTTCGTTTGCACAGCTCGACGGTCCTTATGCATCAGAAGAACTGGCCGAGGCTGCCCTTGACGCCATGATCGCTCCCGAGGTGATTCCGTAATGAGTAACCGAGACATCTACGTCGCCGTCCGGACGTTCCTCACGGAGCTTGACGGTAAGCGAATCAGTGTCGTCGCCGACAAAACCTTCGTACGGCACGGCCACCCACTTCTTGAGGGAAGGGAGAACCTTTTCAAGAAGGTTGTTCCTCATTACGAAGTCGAGGCTCCTAAGCTAGCTCCGCGCAAGAAGGTAGATCCGAAACCGTCAGAGGTAACTACCCTGACGTACCTCGCCCCGGATCAGCGGGAGGACTAATGCAGTTCTGTATTGACATTGGTCCCGGCGAATGGGTAGATCTCGCTACGCCGACGAACATGTCGGTAGGACGACAGCAGCCCTCCATCAGGAAAGTACCCGCAACGGGTACTTACCAGATGAAAGGCGAGTTCATCGTGAACTTCGGGTTCTCGGTGAACGATTCAACGTTCGACGGAGAGCTTCCTGCTGGATTTGTTCCTTCGTATCGGCAGTACCGATCGGCGTCTACAGATGCTGTACAGCCGAATACAGGGAATAACCTGTCGTTCGAGGTAGACGGATCTATCACGCTGCACCAGAGCTACAGCTCGCAGAGGACTATGTCGTTTGACGGCATTATTCTGCTGGGTGAATAGGAGGCACGATGGCGCTGATCGATTACACCGATCTTCCGACGATGAAGATCTACATCGGTGTTGACGCGAACTCAAAGTACGATAACCTCCTAGAGGAGGCGATCACGGCGGCTTCTCGCGACATCGACAACCGTACCGGTAGGTACTTCGGTAAGGATGATGCGCCTACTGTCCGGACGTACATCGCTGGTAACGGCATTATGTTCGTCGATGACATTGCGTCTGCCGACTCCATTACGATCACCGATTCTAATGGCAACGAGCTGGACCCGGATAAATACCGTTCCTTCCCTCTCAATGGCGTGGTGAACGGGCAGCCCGGATGGCCGGTGACTCGCATTAAATCGCGGTCGTTCTGTAAGGGCCAAGAGTACACCGTCGAGGCAACCTACGGATGGGACAGTATCCCTGACGTTGTCGAAGAGACTGCCAAGATTTTGGCGGCCGAGACCTTCCTTACCAAGGATACCCCTCACGGTGTCAAGGGCATTGACGAGTTCGGAGTGGTTCGCATCCGCGAGTCTCGCCAGATCATGATGAAGCTCGCGCCACTCGTGAAGGAAGCCGTGATCGTCAGATGACCCTCAAGAATGTACGACAGGCAGTTTACGATGTTGTTAAGGCAGGAAAGCCCGAGTGGAACGTTTACCGAAACGTCCCCTCGCCGGTTGTCTACCCCGCCATCGTAGTGGTCCCGTCAGACGATACAACGGGTGTCCCGGAGTCCATGGGCAGGAACTCCATGAAGTGGATCATCGACGTTTACGTTATGGTCGCGTACAACGAAATGGAGACGTCCCAGGACGTACTTGACGACGAGATCTCCCCCGACATTCCCGATAGTACGTGGGCTCTTCTTGCGGAGAACTCCACGCTCGACGGGAAGGTCATGGATGCAACCCCGACTCACGTCATGTTCTACGGTCGCGCCCAGACCGGCGAAGCTAGCGGCGCTCCGATGATCGGAGCACAGATCCGACTGGAGGTGCGCGAATGCTAGACGACGAGAAAGTCATGAAGCGTTACCGCGTCATTACAAAGAACCGTCGCCAGAAGATCAACGGGTACAAGCCCGGCGAGATCTTCGAGGCGGAATGGCCCGACCCGTGGCTAGAGCGTCGCCTCGCGGCGCACCAGATTGAAGAAGTTCCGATGCCTGAGCCCGAAGCTCCTGCGGTAAAGCCGCGAGTGATCTGGCCCGACAAGGCTGAGGATGAAACCCTAGAAAAAGAGGCTTAAGATATGGCGTTCGTCCTTAAGGATGCCTTTGTCGAAGTCGATGGTGTTGACCTGTCTTGCCACGTTGCGAGCGTCGAGGTCATGCTGTCGAAGGCCGAGGTCGAGGCTAACACGATGTGTGGTCAGGCGACCCTTGCCGGTATCGAGCAGAGCGCATTCACCATTACGTTCCTCCAGTCGTTCGCGGTCGGCGAGGTGGATGACACCCTGTACCCGATCTTCCTGAACGAAGAGGAAGTCACCATCAACGTTCGTCCGCACCAGACGGCTGTGTCGACGAGCAACCCGCAGTACAGCGGCTCCGTCAAGCTGTTCGAGTACACCCCGCTTGCGGGTGCTGTCAACGAGCGCTCGGAGACCTCCGTGACGTTCCCCGTTCAGGGTTCGATGTCGCGCGCGACTGCGTAACAAATCCGTAAGGGGTGGGCGATGTCGCTCAAGGTACAGGTCATCGCAGACCAGGCTGCCATCAAGGCGGCTGCTGACGCTCTTCGGCAGGTGGATGAAAAACTCCCCGGCCGTATGCGTCTGTTGCTTCGGCGCGTCGCCCAACCCATTATGGCTGAGCAGCGCAGGCGAGTCCGCAGGATGCCCGTCAAGGGTACTTCCGGCACGACAGGCTTGCGCAAAGAAATCGCCCGTGGAGTCAAGCTCAAACTCCGTACCGGGAAAGATCCGATCATGCGTATTCGTACGAGCATCGTTCGGAAAAAGGGCGGAATCCTGCCTCGTGGTCTTGACACGTTCTTCGGAGAATTCCGAGGCGGTCCCAAGGCTAACTACCACATGCAGAACGGTTACGGACCGTCGTGGTTCATTGGTCCTCCAGGGGATCAGCAGAGGCAAGCAGAAGCTGAAGTTCGTAAGATCCTCAACATGTCTGCACAAGAAATTCGTAATGCAACGGCTAACGCTAAGCGTGGCCGACCTAAGAAGGGGTTATAACTAATGGCTATTCTCTCCAAGGCTCAGATCTCTGATGCTCAGGACATCAAGGTCGAGGAGTTCCACGTCCCTGAGTGGGGCGGCGAAGTCCTGATCTCCGTGATGTCCGGTAAGACTCTTTCCGAGTTCCAGGCTCTTCTGGATAACCCGGACAAGCAGAAGGACGGCGGCCTCCTGGCCCAGACCGTTGCGCTGTCCCTGGTGGATGAGTCCGGTAAGCCGCTCTACACGAAGGCCGAAGCTTACATGCTGGGCAAGAAGAACGGCGCGGTTCTCTTCCGTATCTTCAAGAAGATCACTGAACTCAACAAGATCGACGACGAAGACATTGAAGATGTGGTCGCGGATTTCGACGCGCCCCTCGACGAGGATTCTACCACCGACTAACACTCGCGCTGGGGTATCACTCTGTTCGAGAGATGCTGGAAAATCTTGACGCTCAAGAGATCGCCGATTGGCGAGCCTTTGAGCATGTCGAAGGTCAGCTAGGCCGACAATGGGATCGCGAGATCCTAGCTCGAATCCTAGAAGCTACCCTCGCGCAGGGTGGCGTTAAAGATCCACGTGTTGGTAGACCGTGGAGAACCTTCGAGGAAGAAAAGACCGAAGAGGAAATCGCAGCTGAAAAGGCTGCCGTTGTTGCTGCACTCGATGCAGCCTATTTTAGGGGTGAATGATGGCGACTGCGACTTCCCTTGGCTTTTCTCTGTTCTCTACCTGGGACCCGAAGGGGGCTCGTCAGGCCCGCAAGGATCTGACGGGTCTCCAGAAGGTCGGTAAAGACCTTGGGCAGGCTGCTCAGGCTGGCTTTGGTGGCGCGGCTATTGCTGCGGCTGCCTATGGTACGGCTCTGTTCAAGGCGGGCCTTCAGTCTAACGCTCTGACTCAGCGCGTTTCTATGGCCCTTAAGACCACCACGGGTTCAGCCCAGGCTGCTCAGCAGCAGCTTGCGGAAATCCGTGAGTTCGGTAAGACCTCTCCCATCGCCCTGCCCGTCTGGCTTAAGGCGAGTCAGCAGATGCTGGCATTCGGTGTAGAAGCCGGTAAGGTCGTTCCCCTCCTCGGTGCAGTCCAGGATGCTGTTGTAGCGGCCGGTGGTACTGAGGAAGAAATCAAGGGCGTCATCCGCGCGCTCTCCCAGATGCAGTCCAAGGGCAAGCTTTCCGCCGAAGAACTCAACCAGATCGGTGAGCGTGGTGTCGATGCCGCTGGCGTTGTCGCTCAGGCATTCGGCGTGACTTCACAGGAGATCCGTGCCCAAATTACTGCCGGTACCCTGAGCGTCGAGGACTTCTTCGACGGCTTCGTTAAGGGTTCCAAGATTGCGTTCGGTGGCGCTGCCCAGAACGCCAAACAGACTTTCGACGGTATGATCGACCGTCTCAAGGGTGCTCACCGTCGTATCGGTGAACTCCTTGTTACTCCTCTTATCAATCCCACAGGCGGCGGGGCTCTTGTCGAGCTAGGCAACGCCTTGGCTGACGCGATGAACAACATCGAAGACGCCATCCGTCCTCTCGTTGACATCATGGTTCGACAGCTCGACCCAGCTGTTGACAAGACCGCTAAGTCCATCCGAGAGATGGGCGAGTCGATCACTACCGAGAAGATCATGCAGTTCTTCGACACGATCCGTGGTGGCCTGCCTGTCATCTCGGCTCTGTCTGCTGCGCTCTCGGCTAAGCTTGCCAGCGGGTTCCTCGAACTCGTTCCTGGTATGCAGCGATTTGCCGGAGCGATGTCACCGGTCATCTTCGGTGTTGCTGCTCTTGCTGCGACGTCCCCTGAGCTTCGCAAGGCGCTCGGTGATTTGTCGGTGGCGGTAGAGCCTCTGATCCCGGTAGCTGCTCAGCTGGCTACGGTTTTGGCTGAGGGTCTGACGTCCGCCCTGAAGGTTGTTACTCCTCTGATTGAATTTGCGGCTTCGGCTGTCAAGCTGATCACGGATAACCTGGGCGTCTCTCTCACGGTTTTCGCTGCGGCGACCGTCAGTATGTACGCTCTTGCTACCGCCAACCTCGCTAACAACGGAGCTGCCCTGGCAGCTACTATTGGTGTCGGTAAACTGAAGGATGCATTCGTTGCGCTGAAGACCGTAATGATGGCTCATCCGATCCTGACCGTTGCGGTTGTATTGGCCGGGCTGTTTGCCTGGATTAACAAGACTGACAGCGAGGCTAAAAAGCTCTCTGCTACCCTGTCCGAAGGCGTAGTGTCGTCTCTCCAGAAGTTCAAGGCTACTGGGGCTGAAACTGAGCTGGACAATATCGCCGGTTCCATGAACCGCCTGTCTCGCGGTATCCAGTACACGCAGCTCTCCATGATGGGCCTGAACAACA